GGCACTTTCAGCACTGGCATCAACATCCGCAACTTGCATAATATTGTATTCGCGACTCCATCCAAGTCCCAAGTTAAGGTACTCCAATCGATTGGCAGGGGTCTTCGTCAGTCTGACGATGGTCGGACTACTAAGCTTATTGATATCGCTGATGATTTGCATGTCAAGTCTCATAAGAATTTTACTCTGAAACATAGCGCTGAAAGGATTAAGATATATACTAAAGAGGGATTTAAATACAAAGTGTATCCCATTGACCTAAAACCTATAATATCTAAGGATAATAAAGATGAGTTCTTCAGTTAAACATTTGAAGTTAGTTACTGGCGAAGAAGTTATATGTGAAGTTCTGGACGAAACTTCCGGTTCTATAATTGTTAATAATGCAATGAGTCTGATGCAGAACACACTGAAGACGGGTGAGAAGTTTTTTACTTTTAAAACGTATATGGTCTACCAGGACACTCCCACCAATGTTATTGTCATTTTTACTGATAAACTTATGTCTCTAGCTGTTCCTGCTGAGGAAATGTTGCAACAGTATAAAACTGCTCTTAAAGAGATGGCTAACTATCTTGAAGAGAATTACAACGAAGGTGTCGAGGATATGCATAATGAAGAAATGTCATTAGAAGATTTTTTAGATGATATGAGGAAAGAAAGTGACGTATTTGATTCAGATGTTACAGGAATGATACCAAACTAATCCTTATATACCCCTCTGGACAACAAGCTAGATTATACACTATAAAACACTATCTGTCAAGGGTAAAGGTAAAAAAAATGTTATTACATATTATTATTCCGTTAAGCACATTTATTCCCAAGAGGTTCGCGGCATACGTCTTCGGGCCTATCATCTTTGTTCGTAAAGCACACAGAAATAACACCGCTTTGATAGAGCATGAGAAAGTTCATGTCCATCAGTTCTGGAGAACGTTTTGTACTCACGGGATTTGGTATCAGTTCAATAAAGACTATCGACTTCGTTCTGAAGTGGAAGGTTATGCTGTACAGATAAAGGTTAGACAAGAGTTAGGTCTTGCACCACACTTTGAGCAGTACGCAACTTTTATCTCCACTCATTATAACTTAGATGTCACTGTTGAAGAGGCACTAGAGTTGTTAGTTAAACAACATAAAACGTTATGATAGTAGGGTTCACTTGTTCATCATTTGACCTGTTACATGCGGGACACGTTGCTATGTTGCGTGATGCAAAGGCACATTGCGATTACCTTATATGTGGGTTACAGGTTGACCCTTCCCTAGACCGTTCTAACAAGAATTCTCCGGTGCAGACCATAGTTGAGAGATATTCTCAGCTGAATGCAGTTGGATATGTCGATGAGATTATTCCGTATGTGACTGAACAAGACTTAGAAGACATTCTTGCCATGTATCAGATTGACTTGCGTATACTAGGTGAAGAGTATAGAGACAAAGACTTCACAGGCAAGGATATTTGTAGGAAACGAGGTATACAATTATACTTCAATGAAAGGTCGCATAGATTCTCATCTAGCGATTTACGAAATAGAGTAATGCATATTGATTGACAAACGGTCTATAAACTGTTATAATAGACCCTAAATTAATGGAATAGTATATCATGAAACCAAAAGAAAAACCCCATTACGTAAGTAATAAAGATTTCTCAAACGCAGTAGTAGAATACTGCACCACTGTCAAGGAAGCTAAAGAACAGGGTAAACCACACCCTGTGGTGACTAACTATATTGCTACTTGTTTTTTAAAGATCGCAGAAGGACTTTCTCACAAGGGGAACTTCGTTCGTTACACTTATCGTGAAGAGATGGTGATGGACGCTGTGGAGAACTGTCTCAAAGCAATCGAGAACTATGATATTGAAGCTGCTACCCGTTCGGGTAAACCAAATGCATTCGCATATTTCACACAGATATCATGGTATGCATTCCTCCGAAGAATTCAAAAAGAAAAGAAACAACAAGACATCAAGATGAAGTATATTGCTGAAGCACATATTAGCGCATTCATGGATGGTGACGGTGAAGGTTTCTCTCAACAAGCTTCTCCCTTCATAGATACTCTGCGTCAACGTATCGATGTTGTAAAAAACGCAGATGACGATTTCAAACAATATGCTAAAGAAGAGAAGAAAAGAAAAAGACGTGCTGTAAATGTCGACTCTGACTTATCCGATTATCTGGAGTAAATATTGAAAGCCATCACAGCAGTATTATATCTATCTTTCGCAACAACGGGTGATATCTCTGATGACCAGTGCAGAACTCTAGTCATAGACAACTTGGGTAAAGATGCAAAGAAACTTGCAATAACCCATGATGTTACCTATGTATGTACAGTCGCTACACCTGTCGAAAGAATGCGTAAAATTTCTATTGATAATCAGAAATCACTTAAACGTGAAAAAAATAAAAAACTAGGTAACCAAACCTTTGAAAGGTGTGGAGACAATTTTTGTGAAACTACTAACCTTCCACCGGATTATAATATGCAATTAGAATAAAGACTTGACACATGCCATTTATTGTAGTATAATAGTCGTCATATAAATTGAGTTGAGTCATTTATGAAAATCGCAATACTGAATGATACCCACTGCGGATGTCGGAATTCCTCTGATATCTTCATGGATTATCAAGAACGCTTTTACACCGAAGAGTTTTTCCCCTATCTCCTAGAGAACGGTATAACCCAGATTCTACATTTGGGGGATTACTATGATAATCGTAAAACTATTAACCTAAAGGCGTTAAATCACAACCGCCGTATCTTCTTGGATAGGCTTCGGGATCACAATATTCATATGGATATTATCCCCGGCAACCATGACGTTTACTTTAAAAATACTATCGAATTAAACTCCTTGAAAGAGTTGATGGGTCACTACATCAATGAGGTTGATATCCTCATGGATCCTATAGTCCGTGATTATGGTGGTGTAAAGTTTGGTCTGGTTCCTTGGATTTGTCCTGAGAATGAGAAAGAGGTTCTGACCTTCTTGGACAACTGCGGTGCTGATGTCATCGGTGGCCACTTTGAACTCGCAGGATTTGAGATGGATAAGGGTATCGTATGTCACACTGGTATGGATCCGAAACCTCTAGAACGTTTTGAAACCGTGTTGTCCGGACACTTCCATACTAAATCCAGTAAGGGTAATATCACTTACCTAGGTTCGCAGATGGAGTTCTTCTGGAACGATGCGCACGACCCCAAGTACTTCCACATCTACGACACCGAAACTCGTGAGATGACTCCAGTACAGAATAAGGTCACTCTATTCCATAAAATATATTATGATGAAGACACTATCAATTACTTCGAAGACCTATCATATCTGAACGGCAAGTTCGTTAAGTTGATTGTGTCTAACCGTTCTGATATGCAGAAGTTTGAGAGGTATGTCGATAAGATTCAGATGCAGAAGATACACGAACTGAAGATTGCCGAAGACTTCAAAGAATTCCGAGGAGAAAATGTCTCGGATACTGATATAACTATTGACGACACCGAAACTTTAGTGTATAATTATATCCAAGAAGTAGAAACAGACTTAGACAAAGAACGTATTAAGGCTGTAGTATCTGAACTAATGATTGAAGCGCAGAGTGTCGAGATTGCATGATTAAATTTGAAACCTTACGTTGGAAGAATTTCCTTTCAACTGGTAACTATTTTAACGAAATAAACTTCCTAGACAGTTCGACCAACCTTATTGTTGGTGAGAACGGTGCTGGTAAGTCTACGATGCTTGACGCGTTGTCGTTTGCATTGTTTGGTAAGGCGCACCGAAAGATAACCAAGAATCAGTTAATCAACACAATCAATAATAAAGACTGTGTGACTGAGGTTACCTTCAGTGTTAATACTGTCCAATATCGTGTGGTGCGGGGGATTAAACCTGCTAAGTTTGAAATCTGGAAAGACGGTAGTATGATTAACCAGAGTTCACACGCACGGGAATATCAGGACATTCTTGAGAAGAACGTCTTTCAGATGTCTCACAAGAGTTTCCATCAGATTGTTGTTCTAGGTTCGTCGTCTTTTGTTCCGTTCATGCAACTCAACTCAACCTCTCGGCGTGACGTGATAGAAGACCTCCTTGACATTAACATATTCTCTAAGATGAACATGTTACTCAAGGAGAAAACCTCCCTCCTAAAAGGCGAGCTTGAGAACAACACCCATTCTATTGAAGTAGTCAAGACTAAGATAAACGCACAGAAGAAGTACATCCGTGATTTGACTGCTATCAATACTCAGCATCGTAAGGATAAGGAGGGTGAAATCTCTGAGTTCCAGACTGAGATAGAAGAGTTGAATGCGGTGAACATCACTTTATCTGAGACGGTTAACTCGTTGTTACCAACCATCACGGATAGTTTGTCCACAGTACGTGAAAACAAACAGAAGTTAGACCAGTACTATGCACAGTTCAAGACACAGGTTAAGACCGTAGTTAAGGAAGCAAAGTTCTTCGATGAGAACGAACACTGTCCTACATGTGACCAAGATATCGCAGAAGAGTTGCGAAAAGAAAAGAAAGATTCTGCAACAGCCAAAGCGAAAGGTCTGAAGACCACTATGGATGAGGCGGAAATTCAACGCAAGATATATGAAGACGATATCGTCTCCCTTGAGTCTCGCATGTCCGAGTGTCTTGCTGACCAGAATACTCTGCATAATAACAACCAGACCATCATTCGACTTCAGAGGTCTATAGATAAACTTCGTACTGACCTCAATGATATGGCCGACAGTTCTGGTGATATGGGTCAAGCAAACTCTGATTTGTCTGAGTTAGATTCTGAATTGCACCAGAGGACTGATGAGAAGTATGTTCTTAATGAGAAGGCATCTTACAATCGTATTGCTGGTGAGTTGCTTCGTGATACGGGAATCAAGACTAAGATTATCCGACAGTACATTCCGGTCATCAATGAGTTGACCAACAAGTACTTACAGATTCTAGACTTCTTCGTTCACTTTGAATTGGATGATAGTTTCAGTGAAACCATCCGGTCACGATATCGCGACACGTTCTCTTACGACTCGTTCTCCGAAGGTGAGAAACAGCGTATTGACCTGTCCCTACTATTTACTTGGCGTCAGATTGCCAAGATGAAGAATTCTGTATCGACTAACTTGTTGATACTGGATGAGACGTTCGACTCTTCGTTGGACGGTGAAGGTGTAGATAACCTTATGAAGATTATCGACACATTGAAAGAAGACACTAATGTCTTCGTAATCTCTCACAAGACTGAACTTGAGGATGCTCACTTCGAACGCAAGCTGACATTCGTTAAAGATAAAAACTTCAGTCGAATGAAAGAAAGCACTTGACACACGGGTGTAAACTCTGTATAATGATCACCATACTAACTAAGGAATACAACAATGGAACTATCTAGTCGCACGGTCGAGATACTGCGTAACTTCTCGACAATCAATCCAAACATTGTAGTCAATGGCGGTAACGTCCTGAAGACTATGTCGATAGCAAAGAACATCGTATCTCGAGCTGAGATCGAAGAGACCTTCCCGAACACTTTCGGTATCTATGACCTCTCTGAGTTCTTGTCTGTATTGTCGTTGGTGGATCGTCCATCAATCACTTTCGGTGAGAACTTCTGTACCGTATCAGACGGTAGTGGTCTATCTTCTGTTAAATATTTCTACTCAGACCCTGAGATGCTTTCTGCTCCTAAGAAAGATATCGTGATGCCTGAGTGTGAAGTCAAGTTCTTGCTTACTAACGAAACTCTAAGTAAGATTAAACGTGCGTCATCTGCACTTGGTTATGACAACATCTCTATCCGTCCAAACGGAAATTCAATTGAGATTAATGTAGTTGATGCCAATGACTCCACGTCTAACTCATACTCGGTATTGACCGAAGGTTCTTTCCCCGAAGGAACTGACTTCAACTTTATCATGGGTGTGGGAAATATGAAACTGTTGGGTGGTGACTATGAAGTCTCTGTTTCAACTAAACTAATATCTCATTTCAAATCAACTGATTCAGATACGCAATATTTTATTGCACTTGAAAAGTCATCTACTTACGGAGCCTAAAATGACTGAAGAACAAAAAACATTAAATGACCTAGCAAACCGTGTAGCACGTTCTTGTATTGCTGTTGTCGACACTGTAGTGACCCGTGGTGGTTTTAAAGGTGAAGAACTGACTACTGTCGGTCAACTACGTGACCAAGCAATCCAAGTTGTCGCACTCTACGAAAATGTCGCGAAAGCATTTGCCGAAGAGTCTGCGAAAGCTGATTCGGACACCAAGAAGAAGTAAACCCTTATCGGTCTCTTGAATCATAATGTCTTTGCCCAAGATATGATTTGACTTGAACGTATATATAATATGCCTTATTTGATTCAAGAGACCACCTTAATTGTTAAAGTTAAATTCCAATATTGCTAAAGAGTCCGCAGTACATGTGTTGACGGGGGCAATGATTAATTATCCGCTCAACATATTTTTTCTGTGGTTAATTATAGAACAGTGGGGTATAACAGATCCATTCTGGATTACTAACATAATCACTTTCTGGTTCTCAATTACTGCGTTCACCCGCATATACATAATAAGGTCATATTCAGAAAAACGTAAGAAACGAAGGCCCGTGTAGCTCAGTTGGTAGAGCACCTGACTTGTAATCAGGATGTCGTAGGTTCGACTCCTATCGCGGGCTCCATTCCCTAAAGTGTCTAAAAAGACACCCCTTCCAATTAAAATCTGTATTACCCGTATCAGAAAAAATCATACCTTTTAAACTATCATTTTTGATAAATAAAGGTCTAATGGTTGTTTACATGAGAGGTTTATTGTAGTATAATAGTCCTCGTTATTTAATTATTTTATTATGGAGTTACAATGAGCAATGAGTTTTTGTGGGTTGAGAAATATCGTCCGAAGAAAGTTTCTGAAACAATCCTTCCGGATGAACTAAAACAAACATTTCAGAACATCGTAGACGGTGGAGAAATACTAAATATGATGTTCACTGGTACCGCTGGTACTGGTAAGACCACAGTGGCCCGTGCCATCTGTGAAGAATTAGAACTGGACTACATTGTTGTCAATGGGTCTGAAGAGGGCAACATCGATACCCTACGCGGCAAGATTAAACAGTTCGCGTCATCGGTGTCATTATCTGGTGGTTATAAGGTTGTCATCCTTGATGAGGCAGACTATCTGAATCCACAGTCAACGCAACCCGCTCTCCGTGGGTTTATTGAAGAGTTCTCTAACAACTGTCGTTTTATTATGACATGCAACTTCGAGAACCGTATCATCGAACCACTGCATTCAAGGTGTTCCAAATACGCCTTTAACTTCAACAAGAAAACTATGACCTCGCTATGTGGTGGGTTCATGCAGCGTCTCCAAAGAATCTTGCAACAAGAAGGTGTGGAGTACGATAAAAACGTATTGGCTAACATCATCATGAAACATGCTCCAGATTGGAGGCGCGTACTGAATGAGTGCCAGAAAGGTTCTGTCTCCGGTACACTCAATGTCCCTAACAGCGCGAGCGCAGATATCTCTGATACCTACTCTCAGTTGTTCGGTGCAATCCGTGATAAGAACTTCAAGAAGATGCGAGCGTGGGTAGTAAACAACATCGATGTTGAACCAGCGTCAATCTTCCGTAGTGTCTATGATAAAATGTATGACTATGTCGCGCCCAACAGTATTCCTCAGTTGGTGTTAATCCTTGCGGATTACCAGTACAAGAATGCATTTGTCGCAGACCACGAACTGAATCTAGTCGCATGTATGACCGAAGTTATGGCCAACGTGGAGATTAAACAATAAATGGGAACTAACATACGTCATTATGAGATGACTCCTGCTGATAATATTTTATATTTTCCTAACAACATTGATGTTAGACTGTGTCCTAAAAACGGCATGTCTTCTATCAAAGAACTTTATCGTATCTATCGGGGCCATGATGAGTACGTAGGCCGCAAATATAGAATGGATTGCGTTAAAAACTATAGTTGTCAGTTTGAAATGCCCTTTAGAAAAAATAGTTATCGGATAGCAGTTAAACGTGACCCTGTAGACCGTTTTAAATCTGCATGTGAATATATTTTGGCCAACCAATCGAAGTATATTAGATTAGGTCGTTTGAATGAACTACCGAGTTTAGATAAAGAGTTGGACACTGTTTTGGATAAGATTGAAGGTGGATTATTTAAAAATAATCATTTTTATACTCAATCTTGGTATATGAACAGTACGCATGATTATAATCTGATTGTTCATATTGACGAACTTTCTCAACTTATGGTATTCTTAAACGAATCTTCAGGACTTGGATTGTCTCCCGACCAGTTGGATATTTGGGATAATAAGACTTCCTTGAAAATGTATGGTGATGCGTTGACCGAGCAACAGATACACCGCATCAAGAAACTATACTGGCGTGATTATGAAAGCGGGTGGTGTAAAAATGAATATTAATAGTAGACTAAGTCCATTTGACTTTCTGAAAAGTATAAATGATACTAAAGTCAATCTCATTGACCAAGACCAAGATAATACCAAGTACTATAATGGGTTTGTTGTTAATAGGTCTCTGTCTTATTTTCCGGACACGGTGTTTATGTCCAATGAAATGAACAGATTACATCACTTAGATGTTAAGATGCAATACGATTTTCTTATAAATATTATACGGAAAAAGAAACGATTCTCTAAATGGGACAAACCTGATCAAAGAGCCGACATGGAATGTATCAAGGAATATTTTGGTTACAGTGAACA